GCGGCAAGGTGATGGATGACGAGATCATCGGGTTATTCCCGCTTCTCGATATCGACGTTCAGTGGACGACGGTTGCGCACGGGCAGGCGAAACCCGTTGAACGGCTCTTCGGCACGCTCGCCGGCATGGCGGAAACGCGCCCTGAATTCCGAGGGGCCTACTGCGGCAATAGCCCGGAGGCCAGGCCCGAAGAGTGGGACATATCGAAAGCCGTTCCTGTCGAACTGGTCGAACAGGTTTTGAGAGAGGAAATACACGCCTATCACCGCACTCCGCATCGCGGTCAAGGAATGTGCGGCAAGTCTCCATTGCAGGTCTACACGGAAGAGATCAATCGCTCGGGCCTGGCTGTAAGACGCATCACGGAAGCACAAGCCCGCCTATGCGCCTATTCGGCCACACCGATCACCATCCGCAGGGATGGCAGCTTTACGATTCTTGGCGCCGCCTATCGTAGCGACGCCACGGCCAGGCTCGTGCCTGGGCGCGGCTACTACGCCCGATACAACCCCCACGCCTTGAGTGCGCAGGTCTATGTCTATCGTCGGGAAAAACTCCTCTGCGAAGCCGAGCGGATAGAGATGACCCCATTCAATGACAAAGAAGCCGGTAAGGCCATTATGAAACGCAAGGCGGCATACGCGAAAGCGGTGAAAGCGCAGGAAGAGGCCCTGCGAGCTCTTGCCGGCACAGATACGAAGGACTACCTAGCGCAACTGGCCAGCCAGGTGCTGCCGGAGAAGATCGATCCGGAGACTGGTGAGGTATTGCCGGCCGCTCAGGTGCTGGAGATGGTGAAGTCCCAGGCGGAGACGCCGAAGGAATCAAGTGGTTCGATGTCGCGTGAGGATGAAGAACTCAGAAAGGAGGCAAAACGACTACAAGAGAGGGAAGCTGCGGCAGCCGCCGAACGCCTGCGCAAGCGGGCGTTGGCGGGCCGTTAAACGAACGGCGCCGGGCAAGTAGCAGCTTACGCGGCGCCCCTATCAACGTGAAAGGAGATTCATTGTAGATGAATGCGAAAACCAAGGAAATAGCGGGTGCTCCTTCCGAACCGGAGAACCCGGCGGACGTCAGGTACTTGCCTGGCTTCGCTCCGGCCAAGCCAAAACCGGCGATGCGTGAAGAGGCGATTGCTGTTCGGCTGGATGAAATGCTAAGGGCCGGCATTGAAGACCGACAAATTGCCGTCGAGTCGCACGTTTCAAGGACAGCTGTCGATGGATGGAAAAATGGAACGCGCCCGAAAGAGATCACCGAGGCGCTTTCTGCCTGGCTGACGAAGATCGATGACGAAATTGCAAAGTTGAACGGGGAATTCGTCCTGACCCCCATCGCTGGGCGCATCCTGAGAGCATTCGAGCAGGCGCGCACACCGAAAAGCAACGAAGGGAGACGAGGCGTTGCCTCAATCTGGGGCGCCTCCGGCACCGGCAAGAGCGAGACCGCGAAATGGGCGGCGCGCATGGATGAAAACGTCGTCTATGTCCAGGTGGATGGTGAATGCCGCACCTGGACGATGTTGCTCAAGCGAGTGCTGGCTGCGAAGACGGGATATGCCGGTTATGCCGGGCGCGAGGAGCCGCTGCGTGAGCGGGTGGTCAGGGAAGTGCAGGGGGGCGGACTGATCGTTTTCGATCATGCGCACCTGCTGCGTCTGACGATCATGGAGCAGCTGCTGGTATTCCCCGATGAAGAGGGCATCGCGCTTGCCTTCATTGGCAATACCAGGGGTTACAAAGCCCTGATGGATGCCAAGCTCGCGCAGATCACCTCGCGCATTGCCGGAGCGCAGTTGTTCATCAATATGCCGGGCGAGGATGACGTGGACGCCTTGTTGGAAGCTTGGGGGATCTCGGGCAGGGATGAGCGGGCTTTGTGTCAGCAGATTGGACGCCAGGACGGGGGGCTGCGTTATCTCGATTTGACCGTTCGCGAAGCGCGCAAGCTAGCGCTGGTGGGCGGGGCGCAGCGGATCGATGTCCGCCATCTCAAGCTAGGGGCCATGAACGCGGGGTGCTGGATAGACGTGGAGGGCGACGCGTGAGTGCACAGCAACGTAAGTTCACTGGCTGCCGTCTCCCTCGCGGCAAGATTGCCTTGATTCATGTGGCAAGGCGCGAACTGAGCATGGCGGATGAAGACTATCGCGCCCTGTTGTTGCGTGTCGCCGGGGTTGAGCATGCAAACGATCTGACGCCGTCTGGGTTCGAGGCCGTCATGGAGGAATTCAAGCGCTTGGGGTTTCGCCATAGGCCGAGCCAGCGTCGGCCCAAAGGTGCCGGGCGAGGATCGGCGCCGAATCGCCCAACGCCAGCCCAGTGGCGTCTTATGGAGGATCGTGCCCGGCAAGTAGGCTTTGACGGATTGGACGATCCTCGTTTTGTTGCCTGGGCGAAGCCGCGCGGCAAGGCCGAACACCCGCGCTTTCTCGATATGGCCAGTGCGCAACGCGTCATCGCCGCATTGGGTAACTGGATTGAAAGAATGGGAGGAAAACAGAATGCCACCGCGCACAAAGATTGAAACCATGCCGCCTTCAGTACGGAAGTTGATTCGTGATGCGATCCACCGTGCCGGGTATGCACAATACGCTGCTGTAGCTCTCGGCCTGCGCAAACGAGGGATTGACGTTTCGGAGTCATGCGTGCGTCGCTACGGCGCGCAACTCAGAACGAAGGTGATGCTGTTGGAAGCGCAAGCCATGCGGCAGGCTGGCGACGGCTGCAGCGTGGGAGGATTGGGCCTGCCAGAGGGAGGCGGCTCAATAGTTTTTGTGATCGATACAAAGTCCCGGCAGACCACGATCATTGAAACCGGGGCTTCACCCGATCAGGTGTTTTCTACTCTGAACTCGATCCAATTTCAGAAAGAGGGGAACTCGTAATGGAGCAAGCGAAGATTTCAAACGTAGCAGAAAGCGCAGACGAGAGAGCCCAACACATCGCCGACATCCGGCGCACATCCTTCGCAGTGCCGCCGGCGACGCACGGCGCATTCGATGACCTGTATGGCCGCCTGCAATTCATTAAGTTGGCCGGCGAAGCCCTGCGCGGCATAGCCAGCATGATGCGGCCGGAATACCTGAGCGCAGACGAGCCGCTGAATGAAACCCGCCGCAGCGATGCGGCGGCTATCTTTCGCTTCTTCGGCGAAGCGCTAGAGGGTCCGGCGGGTGAGGGGTACACCGACCTGGAGCGGCTCGAGCGCGCAGCAAAGGGGGAATTGGTATGAGTGGTCTCAATGCCTTGGAAATGACCGGCAACCTGTTCAAGGCCACGAGCGATATCGGTCTCGGCCTGTGTGCCCTCGGCGAAGTGATGAAAGCGGCCGACATGGACCGCCTAGAAGACCATACGCTCAACGGTCTAGGGGCTCTGATCTGTGCAGTCGGCGGCGGATTGATCGAAACCTCCGATCACGGCCGGCAGATTGCCGGCGTCCCGCCCGGCTAAACATCCGGCATTGCCCTTTCCAACCCGCCTTGCACATAGCAGGCGGGTTTTTCATTTTGGGGAGGGATCGCCAGGTCAAGCCCGGCCGGATTCGGTCGGCCGCAATACAGCCCCCAGGGGCCGCCGAAAGCCCCGGGCGGCTACCTACCCCTGGGAATTTTCCGTCAGCGGTTTTTAACGGGGGTTTAACGGGGTTCTTGGCGGGGTTGCCGCCCGGGTGGCCCCTGTTAAAGGGGCCACCCCTTTGGACGACGCCCTGGCGGGCTATCCGGTTTCACGGTGGCTCGGGGCCATCTGGAAGGGCTGCCCGGGTCGCCAGCCAAGTGCGAACGGCTGGATGGTCAGCCCCGAAGAGGAGATAGGTGGTAGCTAACCGGCCGTATCGCGATGGCAACCATACCGGCATCTGGCTCCACGATTTAGTAAAACATTTTCTTTAACAAAGGGCTTTGGGTAAGCCAGCATCGGCATCATGAGCTTTGATGCCGATGATCTCTTCGAGGACGCTGCGACGAAACTGCAAGCATCGTTGGCCGCACACGGTGTCGGTGGGGAAAAGAGCGCGTACATCGCCGTCGCGGTTGTTGATGACCTGCGCAAACACTGGGGCGGGCAAGCCTTCTATGTGCCGCAGGGTATTGGTGTGAAGAGGCGGAAGAGAGACCTGGCCATTCTTTCCGAATTCAACGGCAAGAACTATGGAGAGCTGGCGATGAACCACGGTATATCCGAGATGCGCGTCCGTCAGATCTTGTGGAAGATGACGAAGCCGGCGCAGGACAAGGCCCAGGAAGAAGCCAGGCTTGCGGCCATCGCCAAACGACGCAAGGGGTAGTGGGGTGAGTACTACACATCAAGTTGCCAGGGTTGCGCTCACGGTCGCAGTTCACGATGGGGGGCTGGTGCAGTTGCTCCCCTACGGCGATTTTCGCTCCATCGATGGCCGCCCTACTGGCGTGACTGCCTGGCGTATCGATGCCGGAATTGCCGATGAGGTCATTGCGCGTGCGGAGCGGCGCATAAACGATCTGGTGATCGATTTTGAGCACCAAACCCATCTCGCAGAAAAGAACGGCAGGCCAGCTCCGGCCGCCGGATGGTTCAAGCGGGTTGAATGGCGCGAAGGTGTCGGGCTGTTCGCGACCGATGTTCGCTGGACTGCTGCAGCGAGCGCGATGATTCGTGCGGGAGAATACAAATACCTTTCCCCCGTGTTCCGGTTTGATGCTCGCAGCGGGCATGTGCAAGAAATTCTCAGCGCAGCCCTGACGAATTCCCCTGCCCTCGATGGGATGGTTGCCGTCGCCCTGCGACGGGGCCATCGCGTTACGGAACAAGCGTGTGGTTTGACAGAGGTGGATCGCGAGGTGTGCGCGCGCTTGGGTATTTCAGCGGACAGCTTACTGCAAACCAGGGCTGGGGCGGACGTTGTCATCCAGAAAACGAATGGGGCTGCAGGCGGGCTCAATCCGGCGCAGCTGGGGGTGTGTCGTTTGTTGGGCGTATCCCCAGTGGCTTATCTACGGACTCTTGAAGAGGAGAATTCATGATGGAAGATACGGCAGTAGTTAATGTTCGCGAAGTGCTGAATTGTCTATCGGCGGCCAGGAAGGCAACGGCCGAAGCCGACTCCGCGCGTCTGTCCTACGAACGTGAACTGCAGGACCTTCGCAATCGTGCGAATGGGTATCGCACGCGCGCGGAACGGGAAAAAGACGTAGCCATGATGGCCGAAGTCCGAGCCCTTGACGAACGCTGCACCGAGCTTAATGAGAAGGTGCGCGGAATGGCTGCCGAAAAACGGAAGTGGCAGGAGGAAATCTCCAGGCTCGAATCCATCCGATTGCCCGAGCAGGGATTGCTCGATCTTGCAGCTGAAAAATATCGCGATGCGCGCAACACGGTCCAGACGCTGGAAACTCAAAAGCGCGATCTCACGGAGGCGCGTGAGCGTGCGGCCGAAGCGAAACAGAGGGCGGCAGCTGGCATAAGCCAGGCTGAAGGGGCGAAACGCGACGCGCTTTCGCTCGGAGACGCTGCTTCCGCAAACGCCGCCCTGGCGAAGGCGCGTGCAGCCGATGCGGATGCCGAAGTCCTGATTTCCAATATCGACGGCCGTTTGCGTTCCCTGCCCGATGCGCTGGAGAAAGCAAAAGGTCAACTTCGCATCGAAGAGGCCGTGCTTTGGTCGGCCTGCTTCGACGCCATTGCTGCCGAGGTGCTGACTCACGAAGCCATGCCTCTGCTTACGCAAAAAATCGCCCGCGCTCACGCGGCCCTGCTCAAAAGCGGCGGTGGCGCCTCGCTGGAGCAATGTATTGCGCGGATCATCACCAAGGGCTTCGGGGCGGAGTCTTCGCCCGAACAGGTCGCGAAGCTGCAGGCGGAAATGGCGGCTGAAATTGGCGTTGTTTAATACACCAGCCATTTCTGGGTGAGTGATTCTGAAGAGGTGTCATGAGCAGTTTTGAATTTAGTGTTGAAGACGCGGAGATACTTGCCGCCTTGCGCCGAATGATCGAGCTTGGGCGCAACCCTTTGCCTGCTATGCGCGACATCGCAAGCCTTGGGGAGCGTACGACCAGGGCTCGCTTTCGCACCGAAAGCGGTCCAGATGGCCGCCGCTGGGAACCAAGCTTGCGCGCCAAAATTGTCGGCGGTCGGACGCTCACCAAGGATGCTCACCTTGGAAATTCTGTCAGCTGGAACGTAGGTGGTGATTACGCAGAGTGGGGCGTGAATCGCATATACGCAGCCATTCACCAGTTCGGTGGCGATATCCGTGCCAAGGGAGCTGGATCGCTGCGTTTCAAACTGGCCTCAGGTGGTTTCGTCTCTGTCAAGAAGGTGCGCATACCCCCTCGCCCGTTTCTTGGTGTCTCAGAAGGCGATGCAAAAGACATCCTGGAGATCCTGCAACGAAAGTTAATCGGAGGGGGCCGGCAAGCATGACACACGCACAGCCAGGTGTCGTTGAGCTATACGTCGGAGGCACGATTTACGGAGGCTGGATGCGTTGCACAGTTCAACGCTCCATTGAGCAGATCGCCAACGGATTTGAGTTGAGCGTGACCGAGCGCTGGCCCGGGCAGTCGGTGAGCCGCCCGATCAAGCCCGGTGACAAATGCCAGCTCAAGCTCGACGGCGTGACGGTCATCACTGGATACGTTGACGACTCCGAACCGGAATTCAGCAGTCAGGCGCATAGCTTGGCTGTGAGAGGGCGTGATGCTACCGGTTACTTGGTCGATTGCTCGGCGATCTACAAGACGGGGCAGTGGATAAATGCCCCGCTTGATCGCATCGCGCGGGATCTGTGCGCCCCGTTCGGCATCAAGGTCAAGGTTGAAACCGATGTAGGAGCGGCGCTGCCCAGCTTCAACGTCGAGGAGGGCGAAACAGTCTTCGATTGCATTGAGCGCGCGGCCCGTTCAAAGGCCGTACTGCTTGTGTCGGACGGAGAAGGCAACCTGGTTATTACCCGTGCAGGTACGCAGCGCTGCAACACTACGCTTGCCGAGGGTGAGAATATTCTCGCAGGTAGAGGTCAGTTCAGTTGGAAGGATCGATATTCGGTCTACACGGTCAAAGGGCAGGAGCGCGGCTCTGATGAGTTCTACGCTGAACATGCAGCCAGTCCCGCAGCCACCGTGCGCGATGACGCCATTACGAACTACCGTCCACTGATCGTGCTGTCCGAGTCCCACGGCGCCGGCGCCACGCTGCGCGATCGCGCCGAATGGGAACGCAACGTGCGCATGGGGCGCGGCAATCGCGGCTCGATCACCGTCCAGGGCTGGCGAGATAGTTCAGGCGCGCTCTGGCAGCCGAACACTTTGGTCACGGTCACTTCGCCGATGCTGTGGCTTAACGCGGCGGAGATGCTGATCGTCGGTTGCACCTACACGCTCGATGAAAACGGTACGCGCACGGTCCTTTCCATCGCGCGCCGCGAGGCGTTCGACCTGGTTGCCGGCATTGGCCGCTCGAAGCTTTCCCGCAAGCTCAGCGACAAGGAGCAGCGCGAGAAGAAAAAGAAAGGCGACAACTGGAGCGCCATATAGCTTGACCTATACAGTTAGATTCGGGTTCTTCCTGCCAAGGCGATAGGCGCTGCGCGAGTGTCGGTCATAGCGTAATGTCTGCCTGCCCCATGACCGAAAGTCGCCTTGCGGATGTTCTCGTTCATGCCGCCGCAAGGCGGCGCCCTTAGGGCGAGCGTGATTGAGTGTCAGAGCGCCTAGAGCGCCAGAACACCTTGAGAGGAGGCACGCAATGGCGGAATTCCGGGATTAGCCAGCCGCCTTCAATTTGGTGAGCAGGTGTTTTTGGGTAGGTCATGCCATGAGTCTGCGGGGACGCCATAATATGGCTAGGCAATGCACGTTCAGGTAGCATTGCTACGTCATTGTTATGAGGTGGGGCATGGGACAAAATAGTAAGATTGAATGGACTAGGCACACCTTCAATCCTTGGTGGGGGTGCGAAAAGGTTTCCCCAGCATGCAAGCACTGCTATGCGGAAACTTGGGCGCAACGCTTAGGTTTAGATTTATGGGGATCTCGCACTGATCGCCGGTTTTTTGGCGACAAGCATTGGACAGAGCCACTTAAATGGAACGCCGATGCAGATAAGGTCGGTGATCGCCCCCGCGTTTTCTGTGCATCTATGGCCGATGTATTCGAGAATCGCCGCGAGCTTGATGTGTGGCGTGATCGGTTGTGGCGCCTAATTGAGACAACCCCGAATCTTGACTGGCTACTGCTGACTAAACGTCCAGAGCATGTGCGGGATCTTTCACCTTGGGGTAAGCGTTGGCCGCGCAATGTCTGGCTTGGCACAACCGCCGAGGACCAGGAGTGCGCGAACAAACGTATCCCTCTCATTCTTGATATTCCGGCAGCGGTGCGATTTGCCTCCTGCGAGCCACTGCTTGGCCCGGTCGACGCGAGCAAGTGGCTGGCCGCACCAGGCAAGAAATCGGGGTTGAATTGGGTAATCGCTGGCGGTGAATCCGGGAGCAAGGCGAGGCCTATGAATCCACTATGGGCTGAATCCCTGCGTGATCAATGCGAGGCCAAAGGTGTGCCTTTCCACTTCAAGCAATGGGGACACTGGGGGCCGGAATCGCCCGCTGATCGTAAGGCCGCACAAAGTGTTTCCGTGATCGGTAGAAACGGTGAAACGATTCGCCTGTACAAGCTTGGCAAGAAAGTTACAGGTCGAGCCCTAGCCGGCCGCACATGGGATGGATTTCCTGCAGGCATCGTGTAATGTCGCCGCGCGACCTGCACGACACTCGAACTGCTTGGTTATTCGATGGTTTGCCTGAGGTTATTGGCGAGCCAGAGACAATGGTTAAGGCCATTAGGCATCCAGTTTGGACGTCGGAAAAAGCCAGACTAATTGAGCGTTATCTGTACTACTTCGTGCAGATTACACGCCACGGCACCTATATCGATGGCTTCGCTGGCCCTCAGGAACCCGAGAGGCTTGATATGTGGTCTGCGAAGCTTGTACTGGAGAGCCGACCACGATGGTTACGAAATTTCTATTTGTGCGATTTGGATGATGTGAAGGCCGCGCAGTTGACGGGGATGGTTGAAGCCCAGCCGCCGCGCGACCGAAAGAAGAGTGAGCCCAAGCGGCATATCCGGGTCATGCATGGCGATTTCAATGACCTACTGGGGGATATTTGAGCTGAGGGCAAAATCACCGAGAAGGAAGCAGCCTTTGCATTGCTGGATCAGCGTACCCTCGAATGCAAATGGGAGACCGTTAAAAAACTTGCTGAACATAAGAAGAGCGGACACAAAATCGAGCT